ATGCAAGAGTGAGAGCCTGAGATGGTTCCCATACACCCCTACACAAACCAACGAAGATCACACCCTCAACATCTAAATGATAATCATTCTCAACAAAGTATTATAACGAATCACATTCTTGTGACAAATTACCATAAAGATAATTGTTGACATTCGTTTGGCTTGGGTGCAACCTAGACACATCGAAGCAACACACACCAAACGAGGCTAAACAAATGAACCGACCAACATGTGACAACGACTGCACACGCATGGGCTGGAAACAATTCTTCTTGTCCTCAATGTACGGCCACGAGCTTGATGTCTCAGTGCCACCCGATACCGATCTAGACGATACATTCGTGGCATTCGACCACGACGAACAGGAATTAATCAAAGTAAACGGCTGGTTGTTTGCGGCCACTGAAATCGAGGGATAAACAAATGAACGCATACTCAGAAGCAAGACAAGACGCACAAGACCGAGCCGAGGAATTACGTTCGGAAATAGTCGAAGCATATTCTACCAGTACGCAATGGCACGGACTGGACGAAGAAATGCAAAGCAGGGGCTGGGAAGTTGCAGACACGGCCAGTATCTGGACACAAGACAACTGGAATCTGGTGGCGGCAACACGTTCGCAAGACTTCGACAGATACTCAGACGCGGCAGATACAGCAGGTTCATGCTTTGATTCTTTGGACAGCCAAATGACGGCAATTGCATTCTTCATCCGTGAAAGTTTGTTAATGGAAACGCTCTGCGATATGTTTGATCCAAAAATTGTGCAAGGGGACTGAAGCAATGGACATACAACCCGAATGGTTCTTAGGTGGTATTAGTTGCCTACTGCTGGTGACTTGGCTGATACTTTCAAAAGAGGCATAACGATATGTTAGAAACAACAGGCGAACACATTTCAGCACTGATTGCAATCCTTGCGCTGACAATCCTGATGGGTATACTAGGGGAGTTGGACGTTCAAGATATGGAATACATTGAACAGAAACAACAGGAGCAAAGACAACGATGAGTCAATCAGAGTTGCTTAAACAGATGGCATGGAGGAATGCTATGGGCACGGCTAGTATGTACGGTAATCAGGTGATGGATGTGGAGTTGGACTGTGATTGGATGACTCTGTATGCAACCATCGAATACAGTGTGTACGGTGACGAGGAGGATTTAGTTGAACTTGTATCAGTTAAAGCGAGGGGAGTTGATATCACTAACTGGGTCAACTCTAGTTATATATTTGATCTTATTGCTGATGAGATAAGCAATGCAGACTATCACTATAGTGATCATGGAGATGAAGTATGATTGTAGTATTCGACAACAAGTATCCAGAGTATGCGGCACCGTGTGAACGGCCCGTTATCCAGAAGCTGATTGACCTGTGTCTGTGGGACAACGGTAAGGTGTCAGTGTGGGATGGTGAGGAGCTAGCTGTGCATGGGTGTAGTGACAAGCTACACATCCTGAAGAACCTAGCACAGACTGACATGGATCAGGTGGAAGCATATGACGTGGAGGGTAACTGTCGTGGGTGGTTCTCGTTGATCTATCACAACGGATCAGGGAACGAGCCTATGATTGTTATCTCTGATCACAGTGCCAACGAGTGGTGCGAGAATGTGTACCGTAAACTAGACGAAGCCTTTGGAGGTATCGAGATATAACATGAGGGACGGTATGACATACAAGGAGATAGCTGAGGCACTAGGCATCTCCCGTCAGTCAGTGCAGAACATAGAACGCAGGGCATTATGGAAACTCAAGCGGTCAGGGAAACTTGATCAGTTTCTTTGTCTTCTTGACATCGAAGTCAAGGAGTATTACGGTGAAGAAAGTAGGAGGATTAAGCATGGAGAGTGGTGACAGAAAAAAGTTAGAGATAGTTGATAGGTATTCGTTTATTGACATTGACCATCTTCACAAGTTTACAGAGTACCTGTCTGGCGCTAAGTTCAGGATACGTAAACACACTGACTACTTGGACGATGACGGTAACATTGTGGACGAAGCTGACGCGGTTGACTCGTACACTTCTGTTGGTGTGTTGTATACGGATGGTGACGGCGGTGCTATGGAGTTTAGTTTCTCTGAGATATACGAAGAACACGGATATCAGATTGAAACGATAGGGTGTCAGTGGTGTGACATAACACCAGAATATATCCTTGCCATCAACGAGGTGTTCTTATACCCCGACCTGTACGATCACGGTGAAGTGGAAGTGTTCGAGTCTCCTTGTGTTACTGTCTCGTGGGACAGTGACGAGGTGAATGAGCGTGTACTAAATGCGAAAAAAGACCGAGAAAAGAGGTTTACACTTCAGCACTAAGTGTGGTAAACTAAACTATATAGATAACTAAGTATTAATATTATTACTAATACTATTACTAATACATAGGAACTAATTAGTATGAAGATTGATAGCGACAAAACAAAAGAGTGGTGGTTACGTTTTGATCCGGATGATTTGATTGACGCAGAGTCGTTGATTGACTTCGTTATGTTTCACAAAGTACAATCTTCATCTGAGTATTCTACTTATGATAAGTTCGTGTTGCTCACTGCATGGGAAAAAGTACAGTCTACGTTATGGGAGAAAGACGATGACACGAGAACAGATGATCGAGGAATTGATTGAACACGCCCTTTACTACGTTACCCTTCCTGAAGTTGTTTATTGGTACAGGAAGAAAGTGCTTGAGGAATTGGAAGAGCATTCTGATGATGTGTTATCCTACAAATACGAACAAGCATTCGGAGATGCGGAGGTAGTACACTGATGACATTCGTTAAACTGCACCAGAACTGTGATGACTGTGGTTCAAGTGATGCGTTGTCCTACAACGAGGATGGGTCTAGCTATTGTTTTGCTTGTGCTAAGTTTACCCCCTCCTCAGAGGCCACAGGAGGCTCTGTGAGCAACATTAAAGAACGAGTAGTGCCGGGCCAAGGGTTCGATAGAGCGGCCTTTGCAGAGCCATACAAAGGCTATCAGGACAGGGGTCTAACTGCCACCACCATGTCAGCGTACTCAGCACAGCAGAAGGCAGGTAACATTCTGTTTGGGTATCATGATCCTGTTGGTGAGCTAGTGGCGGTGAAGACTAGGTATCCAGACAAGCAGTTCAAGATCGCAGGGGATTGGAAGAAGGCTGGGTTGTACGGTCAGCACCTGTTCCCCAGTGGTGGTCAATACATAACCGTAGTGGAGGGAGAGTTCGATGCACTGGCATCCTATCAAATGTTTGGTGGTAAGTATCCTGTTGTGTCTATTCGTAATGGTGCCCAAGGTGCTGCTGCTGACTGTCGCCGCGCCTACGACTTTCTCGACCAGTACGATCATATTATCTTTTGCTTTGACAACGACGATCATGGCCGCTCTGCTGCTCTAGAGTGTGCTGATATCTTTGGTGGCAAGGCTCGCATCTTCCATCATGGTGAACACAAGGATGCGTGTGACTACCTGCTGAACGGTGACAAGGAAGAGTTTGTCAAGCGGTGGTGGGCGGCTAAGACTTACACACCTGATGGTATGGTGATGCTGGGTACACTGCGTGAGGCGCTGAAGAAACCATTGGAGGAGGCAGAGGTACGCTACCCATACAAGGGGCTGGATGACATGACGTTTGGTATTAGGCCGACTGAGCTAGTTACCATCTGTGCTGGCTCTGGTCTGGGTAAGTCTACGTTCATGCGTGAGCTAGTGTTCTCCATACTGGGGCAGACCAACGACAGGGTAGGACTAGCGTTCCTTGAAGAGACACCTGATCGTACTGCCCGTGGTCTGGTAGGACTACAGATCAACAAACCCATACACCTACCGGGCTGTGATTACTCACCCAGTGAGGTAGACCAAGTATTCGACAGTCTGGATCTTGATGATCGTGTTGTGTTGTGGGATACGTTTGGTTCCAACAAGATAGAAAACGTACTGGCACGGTTCCGTTACCAGATCAAGGTACTGGGTGTGCAGTACATCGTGCTGGATCACATCTCCATACTGGTGTCAGATCAGGACAACGGTGACGAGCGCAAGGCTATTGACGAGATCATGACCAAGCTACGTATGTTCTGTCAGGAGATGCGTGTGGCTATGTTTGTTGTGTCACACCTGAAACGTCCTGATGGTAAGGGTCACGAGGACGGTGCATACACCAGCCTTGGTCAGCTACGTGGCAGTGCCGCCATTGCCCAGCTTAGTGACATCGTGTTAGGATTAGAACGTAATGCACAGGCAGAAGATCCAATGGTGCGTAACACCACCAACGTGCGTGTACTGAAGAACAGGTTCAGTGG